CAAAACCAATACCTCCGTCACTAGTAACAACTCTATCTGCTAAAATTTTTGCTAAATCTTCATCAATCTGTTCTTCTTTAACTTCTAATTGTTTTAATGCATCGTCAATAATATCTAAAAAACTATTTGTTTCATAAACACCATTGTCTAGTCTTGCATCACCAAAGTAGTACATTTCTAGAGACTCATCTTCTAACTGATTTGTTAGTAGGTTTAAAACTTTACCAGGAGCATTTATACGTTCATCAAATATAAATTTATCTAATTTATTTTGCCCTTCAGTTGTTGTGAGATCTAATTTTTCGCCCGTTCTATAATATCTAGTATTATTAACATCAACCCTACTTTCAAACCACTGTTGTAATGGGAAATTTTTTATAACAGAACTCTTATTTCTTATTTTAGACCATACGTTTATTTCCATCGCCAATGGTCCTTTTTGTGATTTATATGTTCCGTTTTCACCAAAGGTTTTATTTTTTTTCAGCTCTTCAACAAAATATTTTATTCTTGAATCCGTAACGGTTTTAAATGTTTCTCTATCTTGCAGAGATATCGCTTTTTGAAAGGGGTAGTATTTTTTATTTTCAAAAACATAAAAAGATGCAGAATCTAAATAATTTTTTTTAGCGTTAGTGTAAATTGTGGTTTTTAAATCGTTTAAAACTTCTCTAAATCTTGAAACGTCATTTAAAACTGCAAAATTTCCTTTTTCAATATCTTTTAATAGTTTTGTTTCATAACTTGATACCGCAGTTAAAAAAGAATCTATTGTGTGTGGTGGAAAATTTTCAGGTATTAATTTTTTTCTTTTGTAAGTGGCATATACCTCATCTAAAAATACTTTACCTCTAGTTGTCTCAATAGTAGAAATTTCGGTTGAGTTTGAATTTTTCTTAACTGTTGCTTGCGTTGGGAACATTTTAGGTGCGGTTCTACCATAACTTAACGGAGTATCAAATAAAAGTGCGGTAAATTTTCCAATTAACTCTAATGTAATGTCAAAGTTTCCTGAATTACTATCAAATCTTGAATTAAAACTTGTTAAAGAAAGTCTATATCTAATTGCCTTTCCATAATAACCTTTAAGTGTTAAATAAAAAAGAGGGTATGGAAAATTAAAAAATACAGAATACATTGAGTTTTCTCCTTGTTCAAACAACATTCTTCCTTGTATATCGGTCATCTCAATAGTTACTTTAGGTACGCCTTGTGCTCCTGTTGTAACCTTAATACTTTTAATACCCAAAATTTGTGTGTCTTCAAATTTTTCTATCCTATTAATATAAGTTGGTTTACCGTTCCTTGTTGTTAAATTTTCAAATTTTTGGTTTGATGTTCCTCCTTTTCTTGACTCATTACCTGTAAATTGATCCGACCAACTAGAGTTAAACGCCCTATTATCTTTTGGTTGACCTTTTGGTTGTAAAAAATTTATTCTTAAATCGTCCTCACTATCACTAGTTAATGTTGCAATTGTTGTGTTTGTAACACTATTATCAAAAGATTCTCCAATTGCTAATTTAGTTCTTGGAACTATAAATGTTTCTAAATTTGCATAAAAAACTAAATCCTCATGGTCTACTAATCTTTGTACGGGTTTACCATCACTATCAGCTAACTCATTAGGGTTAATTAACACAATATTATCGTATTGTGTCTCAATAAAAACATTTTTTGTTTGTTTACCTGCCATAATAAAAAATATGTGTATCTAACGCACTTTTGTAGTCTTGCAACGCAGCCACTAAAGGAAAAGGTATAATAAGTATAGTACCATCAGGAATATCTGATTCTAAACCACCATAAATAGAATTTGCCATTTGTATTAACCAACCAAAATATGGTGTTCCATATTTTTCATAGCTGATTTTATCTAACCTACTTTGATTTGTTCTATAAATATATTTTTGATCAGATGACCTTTGTGGTAATTGTAAAAACGGAACGACAGTTTGATTTCCGTTAATTAAAAAATTTTCGTATCTATTATAGTATTGAGACATATTAGTTAAGTGTTTTTTTCAAATTAAATTTATCCCAAGTTGAGTTTTTAGTTGAATAAATATCCTTCAAATTATTTTGTTGTATATCTGTTGGTGTTAAAATTTTAGAATATGTAAATTCTCTTGTTTTATCCAAATTATAAGGGTTGTATGTCGTATATTTATTTGTATAAAAATCATCCTTAAATGTTTTCCAATAAACATCGGTAGTCTCTTTTGATTTTTTATAGTCCGTATATAATCCTGTTGGTAGTGGTTCGTTTTTAAATGTTCCTGTAGTTAAATTTAAACTATAAATCCACCCAACATTTTTTGAAATAAATGTTTGCGCCTTTATATCGTTTGTTGTGTTTATAAATGGTTCGGTAACAGTGGTTATAAATTTTACAGGATCTTTTAAAATTTCATTTCCAAAAACAATAAAACATCTATTATCGTATTCGGTAGTTCCTGAAGGTGATGAAACTTTTAATCCTACATCATATGTAAAGTTTTCATTATATTTTCTTGTTGTTGAATTAGACAGTATTTCATTTTCAAGTTTATTGTTTAATTCATTTAAATCTGTGTTAATTTTTGTAAAGTCTTGCTTTAATTCATCAAATGTGTTTGACACACCAACACTACTAGCATTTATTTTACTCGTTCCTGTAATACCATAAACAACAACTGAACCCATTTTATTTACATACCCATCTGTACCATCAACAACATAATTAATTTGATCTATTAATTGTATTAATGGAATTTCATCTTTAACTATTGTAGCATTGGCAGTATCTAAATCCCCCAAATAAATATTCTTATTGGTTTCTACCATTTGTTTTAATTTATTTTTGAATTTGCGTATTTCTTCTTTTGTAAACCCTTGTGTTTGTATGTCTTTTAAAATAGGTATAGTTTCATTTTCTATATCTTGTTTTGTTTTTTCAAATAAGTTACTAACTTTTGGTTGTATGTTATTACTTTTACCAAAAATTGTGGTTCCGCTTGACGTATTACCACTTAAATAATCAAAGTATCCATTTTTATATATTCTTTCCGAGTTTAATATTGATAATCCTCCTAATAAATGTTTGTCGTATAAGACTTCTAAAGAGTTTACCACAGTATTAGAGTACGACTTACTCTTGTCTGCAATATCTTTCATAACTTCTTTATAATTAATACTACCGTTAATTACTCCCGTATCCGGATTAAAAAAGTTACTGGTAATCGTACCTATAGACACCCCACCATTATTAGTTGCAGGTCTTGTAAAATTATCAACAAGTCCTAATTCATCTTTAACACTTTTAATTATTTCTGCATCATAATTAGACGTAACATCTTCGGTTGATTCCGCTCTTTCATCATACATTTCTGTATTAGCATAATAGTTAAAAGATAGTGCGTTTTGTAATTTTGCAACAGGTCCAGCCATTCCATGTGCCCCAATAAATTTAAACCCTAACTTAACCGTTACAATCATTGGTTGTACTCCAATACCTTCAGGATTTAAATCCAATAAAGAATCATCATAAGTGAGCTGTAAAGAGTCAAAAACTACTTTTGTATGCCAAAAGTCACCCATTCTTAAAACACAAACAGGAGGTGCCCCAAATACACTATTAGTCACATCATTATAAACTAATGTTGTGCCACCACCATCTACCTCACTTACCGTTGGTATAGTATCTCCAGGCCTCATTATTTGTTGTAAGAATACTAATCTAGCGTTTAAACCTTCAGGAGTGATTGAATGGAATGCCGGTTGAAAATATTTAATTTTTTCTTTTATTCCGTCATATATCATTGGGTTTGATTGTTTAACCAAATCAAAATAATTACACTCTGTTAATAATTTTCTAAGTAATCTTTTAGTAATGTCTTTTCTTGGTTCTGATCTTTTTCTTTCTACTTTTCTTTTTTCAATTATTTTACTTACCGTTGGTGTCTTTTCTGTAGGTATGTTTAAAACGGGGTCCGGATCTGGATTTGTTTCGGGTAATGTCGTTTCTATTATTTCTACTTCTTTTTGTACTTCATTTTTTGGTGGTACTTTTTCAATTTTTTCTTCTGCCGGTTTTATAATTTCAATTCCAGAAACACTTACCCTTCTACAGGCGGACGCATTGATTGAAAAAATACCTTCAGCACCTATGGTTATAAATTCTTTTGAACAATCTATAAATTTATATTTTGGGTCTTGTATCGTTTCATTTTCACCTTTTGGTTCTTCTGTTATTATTAATTTTTTGTTGGTTATGTATTTATTTAAAGTTTCTCCATCATAACTAAAACTTTTTATAAATTGTAAAACAGAATCAATTCTTCTTTTTGATAAATTAATGTTGTATTCATCTGTTGTAATTGCAGATGCTGATCCAACAAGTTTAAACCTTATTTCGGCACCTGACTTTAAAGCCTTAAATATGTCTGTTAATAATTTTTTAAGTTGTTCAAATTGTGCACCTGCATAGTCAAAAAATTCAAGCATAGAACTTTTTCTTGCGTCAATATATTCAGTTAACCAAGACTGCGTTGCGGAATTAGGTAAACTAGTTATCTGATTTGTATAATTTTTATATGCTGGATCATTATATTTAATTATTTTATTTAATGCTGAATTAGAATATGGGTTTTTTCTATCCTTAAAATCGTCCCAAAGTTTGTCATAACTCAAGGTAGATGTTATTCTTGTGGTTGCCCTATCAGGTCTATCATTTCTAAAATAAAGAACAGGTTCTGTTAAATTAAATTCAGTTACGGCCGTAGTTGCAGTTGAAGCACTAGGGGTAGGCGTAGGGGTAGGTGTTGGAGTAGGGGTAGGTGTTGGGGCCGGTGTTGTAGGTGTAGGGGCCGGTGTTGGAGTAGGTGTAGGTGTAGGAGCAATAAAACCATCTAAAACCGTTGGGTTTGGATCTGTATTTTCGTCAGGTAGTGTCGTTATAACAGTTTCTATTTCTTCATCATCTAAATCACTTATAGTATCAAAAATATCTTTAATTGTAAATTGTCTGTATCTTTTTGCCAAATCGTATATATCGTACTTTAAACATCCAGCAAAAAACGAATCAATAACTTTTGTTATTTCTGTATTATTACCTAAATCTTGTAATTCTTTTTCAACTAAAAGGTTTGTTATTGAAGGGTTATCAACAATTATTTTGAAACCAATATTTCCAGTTCTACTAGTGTTTTGGTATGTATATACAGGTTCGGGTCTACCTAAAAAATTATGGTCGGTCCAACCAGCTTGTATACTTTCATCAAAATCTAATTCATATGGAGGAAACCACATAATTCTACCACCATTCGGTCCTCTTTCACAATCAGGTAAATCCTCATAAGTGTATCCTGGTTTGTTTGATGTTCTCCAAGATAAATTCTCTATTGACAACATGTACTTTTTAACTTTACCATTTTGTATATTTGTTGACTCATTACCTCTAATTGGTGCAATATTTAAATTATAAGTTTTATCAAGTACCGAGTTTGTGAATTTTCTAATATTTCCATCAGTTTTTTGTAATTCGTCATAAGTCATGTAAGGTCTATCTTTTGTAAATAACCTACAATATTCATATCCAACAACATCTTTTCCTTCAGGTGATGCAGGATTTGATGTTTTAGTTGTGTATTTTATTACTCTAGAACCTTTTGTTAATTCTACATACCCATCATTAAAAACTTTTGAGAGTTGGTTTATTGCGTTTCCAACATGTTCTAATTTTAAACTAGATTTATTTCCAGCATCAACTAATTTTTGTGTAATATCTAAAATAGATCCTTTAGTAAAATCATTATTAAAAGATTGTGTGGCATCAAACTGTACACCAAAAACTCTACTTTCATAAAATGTTTTATCTACACCTAACCCTTGACCTAACGTATTTACGGTTTTTCCGTTAGGACCAACAAATTGGTATTTTTCTACGTAATTTCTTTTAGACATCCAAGTAATCCCTCCTTGTACACCATTCAACCCATCAAAATATGGTCTTGTATTAAATCCTGTATAAATGTCAGTTATTTTATTACCCTCAAATTCTTTACCAATATTACTATAACTTAATACAGGACCTCCACTTGGGTCTCCATTTTTATCTTGAGCCTGTTCGTTTACTGGTGAAACCAACTCTGTTATTTGATTTTTTCTTGTTCCAACATAAAAATTAGGTGCCGGTGAAAATAAATTTGGATTTAATAACGTATTTAACCGATAATCAGGTCTATATTCATTATAAAAAAGTTGTTCGTATAAAAGGCTTTTTGTTGCTTCAGAAGTGTTATTAACAAATAAATCAGACGCAGATTTACTATCGGCACCTGTTAATTTATTTATGGTACCCAACACTCCTTGCACTAGTGGGACTACAGGATTTTCTATTAGTTGGTTTAACATTTTCCTGTTTGGGTAGTCAAAATACTCTCCCGGTATCAATGAAACTGGTGAATATAGTCCAGCCAATCTAGCAGCAAAACCAACAGCGTCTCCAAGGAGTCCTTGTGGTGCACTAATTCTATAATTTCTTGCTAATAAAGGTATATTACCACTAACAATACCAATCGCATTAAATGGGTCAAAATTTGGTTTTACCGATATTTCACCACTATCAGGATTAACACTTGACGTTAACGCATTTACTCTACCTAATGTTTGAGATAAAAGTTCTAACGCCACTCTATGTTTAAATTCTTTTTGTAAATTTTTTGCACCTAAACTTGCTAAATCGGAATCTTGTGAAAGTTTTCCATTTGATCCTGTTGGGTCGTTATTTAATAAAATACTATATGGAGTGTAATTTGACGGTACAAACCCTAAAGTTTTAAGTCCGTCAGCATATGCAGTACCAATGGTTTTTATTTGTAAATCGTCTATTGTTAAAACTTCATAAGTACCAGTCCCTGTTACATATTTGTTTTTTCCGTAAGCTTGCTCTTCTTTACTATTACCAACAACTTCTAATTCACTATTTATTGTATCGTTAAAATCGTAAATTCCTTTGTTTGGTTTTTTTGGTAGGTTAACATTTGGGTCAGCAACTGTCAAATAATTTGTTTCCGGCCTATAACTATTGGCGATTAATTGTTCTAAATTAACTTCACCTATTTGTTCTAATTGACTATCAACCGTATCAGGAAAACCATACTCACCTTCATTCGCATTTGTTTGAAGGTTCACATTAATAGTTTGTTCTTTTCTTGGATTTGCTGGTCCGTATTGATTTAAAACTATTTGAAGTGGTCTATCTTTGACCCCTTCTAAAAATAAATCACTATTTATCGTATCTCCGTAATTGTAATTACCTTTAGGTTGTATTGGTTTTGGTATTAAAATAAAAGGTACAACTTCACTTTGGCTTTGACTCCCTTCGGGTCTGTATTCATTTTTAATGATTAACCTATTCTTTTCTTCTCTTGCAACATTTTGAAGATCATTATCAACAGTATCTAAAAACGTATATTCACCTTCGTTTGAACCTAAAATTAAATCATTATTAATGGTATATCTTGTTGGTCCAAAATCACCTTGTTGTTCTGGTGTGTATTTATTTTTTATTCTTGATTGTACTTCTTGTAAATTACCAACTTGTTCTAATACACTATTTTCTGTATCAATAATTGAATACTCTCCCGATCCGTTTGTAAAAATAGTTTGGTCATTGTTAATAAACCAAACGGTACTTCCAAAATTATTTGAATTATCTGGTTTATATACGTTTTTAACTATTAATTCAGTTTCTTTTGTGTCCCCTATAAGTTCTAATTTAGAACCTACAGTTCTTGGGTATCCATAAACACCTAAATTAGTGTTTGTAAAAATAGTATTATTTACATTAACAATATTTCCATATGATGTTCCAAATTCTGTAGGACCATAAAGATTTTTTACATATAAATAATTTTCTTGAGTTTCACCTATATTCTCTAACTTACTACCAATTGTATCTGAAAAGTCATATTCACCAAAATTAGTACTTGTATTTAAATTAACATTAATATTTACGGTATCACCGTAAGTAGTATTTGATTGTTGGGGTCCGTATTTGTTTTGTTTATAAAGAAATTTTTCTTGTTGGTTACCAACAACATCAACTGTTGGTGAGTCAATGACCGAAAAATCAATTATTGTAAATTCGTTAGTTCCCGGTTTTGAGTATTCGCCAAAACTACCATCAACCTTGTAAGGTTTTAAATTTCTTACAAGAAGTTTTTTTCTAAAATTTTCACTAGAATCAAATGATAACGGACTTTCCATTTATGTTTTATTTATAAATAGATTAAGATGTATTTTTTAACCTTCAACTGTTGCTTGGTTTGTGTAAAAAGATTTTTGGTTTGCAACCATATTCATTATGTGTGTAACAAATTGTCTACTATTTAAAGTTTGTTCTAAATTCGATTTATCAACTCCTGGGGCATCAATTTTAACGGTTAAATTACCAAAATCAATTTTTCCTGACACTTCGTTTTTTTGATTATTTGATTGAGAAACCATTTGAGAAAGATAATTAGTTTTTTCATTACCTTTTTCAAATATTTTACTTAATCCTGTACCAACCATCATTTCGTCTTGAACAAGTCCTTTGTAAATTTGTCCCTCACTCATAATAATTGGTTTACCTCCTGAAGGAAAAAAGGCATCCTTGAGAACTTCCGTTGGTTTTTCTTTGTTTTCAATCACTTCCGTTGGTTTTTCTTGGTTTTTATCGTCAAAAGCTGTTCCTTCATCATTACCTGAACCACTCATGTTATCTTTAACCTTTTTATAAAGGTTTGCAATACTTTCCCATGTAACCTCTTCGGCAGCTGTCATAGCATCTAAACCTTCTTTTAATTTAGTATCTAAATCAGTTTCTTCAACTAATTTTTTAAAGGCCTCTACAGTTAAATCTACACCCATTAAAGTAGCCTCATTAGCTTTACCCATTAAACCAGCAACTTTACCTGCCGGAGCGTCTGCAACATTTAACAAACTTTCGTCTGTTTTTTTTCTAATTTCTTCTTGCCCTTCCAAAAACTTTCCTCTTTCTTTATCGCTCAATTTAAATAATAACAAATTTTTAATTTCATTTTCAGTTGCCAATTGTTTTTCCGCAATAGACATCTGGGATAACGCCAAGTCCTTATCACTTTTTGTTGCATTTTTTTGATAATCTTCCAAAGCAGTTATAAATTCAGGGTCGGCAAGTGCCTGATCCAAACTATCAAAATTTTTATCTAAACCTGGAAGATCAATATTTACCGACCCATCTTTACTTATTTGGGCTAATCCTGCAACTAAATTTTGAGTGTCTTCGTCTGTTATTTTTTCCGCTAATTTTGTACTACTTTTTATAAAATCTACTTTAGCCAATTCTTTACCTGCGTTAGCGGCTTCCGCATAATCAATACCCAAGGCTTGTGCTTGGGCCTTTAAAGCGTACATATCTTCTGTTGTTTGAGAAAAGGTCCCTGTGGCTTTATCAAATGTAAATGTTGCCTTAGACATGTTTAAAACCTCGTCAGTAAGTTTTTTCATGTCTTTTTGTCCCATGTATAATAACTGAAATGGATCACCTAATGCTCCAACATTACCACCAATCATTTGTATATTTGCCGCAGCTTCCATCGCCTTTTCAGGATCTAATAAATTTTCAGCAGCCCCTTTAATTCCTAATTTTTCTAAACTTGTTCCAAGAAGTTTAGTTTTTTTAACCATTTCTTCTATATCTTTCACTCCTCCTTTAAAACCAAATAAACTCGCCTGTTTTAAATTTTTAGCAACTTCTGTTGTGAAACTTTTAGCGTCTAATCCACTTTTTCTTGCCGAAACACCAAGTTTAGACATAGACTCAATAGCTTCTTTTTGATTACCTCCATAATCTTGAAATTGTACGATCATTTTACCAGTTTCGCTATTAGTCATACTGGCGGCCTTTGAGAATGCGATTGCATTACTTAAAACCTCTTTAGATGGGTTAACCATTCTTCCCATCTCAGAAGCCATACCTTGAGCCGTTTCCGCCGCATCTTTAAACGTTGCCCCTAATTTTAAATTTTCTAAATATGCCCCTTCTAAACTCCTTTGTAATTCTCCGGATTTATCAGCAAATCCACCCATGGTTCTGTTTAACGCCATTGTTGAATCTTCAAACGCTAATAAATTTTTACTTAAATTGTCATACGCAGTTTTAACATCTGGTAATATATAATCCTTTATCGTTTGAAGATTCTTTTGGACCTGCTCTGTTGCACTTCTTCCTTTTGTGATGTCTTTATTTTCATCACTTTTACCCTCAATCTCAGGGGAATTTTCGAAAAATAACATAATTTACATTTATAAATAAATAGAACGACTTATCATTTCTGATATTCTTCAGTTAGTTTATCAATAAAAAATTTGCGTTCAAATGTTGGCATATTCATAATATCTGAGTAAGAAAAGTTTGCCAACTTAGTTAGATAATAAATTTCGTCCAATAATGTTTTTTTATAGTGCGAAGAAAGGACGAAAAAATTCAACCCCAAAGGATACATTAAATGTTACCTTTTCTCCTGACGGGGCTATTACTTCTTGGTTTAAGTCAATTGACGGTTCGCACTCTTGTACAAATTTTTTAATATGTTTAGAATCCATAATTGGCATGTTTACAATAAAATTAGCAATTTGTCCTTTATCTCTATTACCCTCAATTTCAACTATTTGGTGTTCTAATTTTTTAGTAACAATTGGAGCAACCATTCCTTTTGGGTATTTTTCAACAATTTTATCAATTTCTTTCAGTTCACCCCAAGTAAGTAGTTTAACTTTAATTTTTTTTCCTGTTTTAGGAAGTGTGGTTTCAAAATACCCTTCAATATCAGGTGTATGTGTTGGGTCTAAATATTTTAATTCATCTATTATTACAGAGACCTCAAATTGTTTTTTAGTTGCTGGATCAGTTAAACTGTATGAGTATTCAGGACCAAAGGCGGTATTTCTAAGAAAGATTAATATTGCCGAGATATCAACATCTAATAAATTATCAACACTAAAATTTGGTTCATATATTTTATGTTTTAATAACGTGTGGATAACTCCGTCTTTAGAATTATTTTGTGACATTAAAATATTTTCATCATTTGCTGTCAAATAACCAACCTTTACCGATTCTTTAACCGGTTTATAAAATAAACCTTTAGAAGGTAATTTTACTACATCGTGTGGTAGGTTAAAATTTTGTTGTCCATATAACATTGATTGATCCATAACTTTTTTTTATTATAAAAATAGTTAGACATTACTTTATGTAAATAAAAAACCCCACTTTATCGGTGAGGTTCTTAAAAATATATTTAATTTTGTGTTAGTAAACTAAAATACATCTGTCAGGTTGCATTGTTGCTTTAACTGTAATTAATCCGTCTTCGCTATAACCTAATGAATCAAAATCAACGTTAGTTAAAAAACATCCTTGTAGAATCCATTTCTCAACTGCCACACCTGTTGGGTCTAACATTTCTAAATCAACGTCTTTTTTATAACCAGCAGCATAACCCATACGTCCTGTAACTGATTCTGCATGTAGACGAACCCACTCCATAAGAGCTTGTGATGCTGACGGTCCAATTGGATCTCTAAATGTTACATCAATTGAACCCCACTTAAATCTACCAGCAACATATGTTTCAGTGTTTAAGAAAGGAATTGGTGTTGAACCTATCTCAACTTTAGGTCTTGTGGTACTTTCAACATACCAAGAATTAATACCCAAAGAAGAAGGGAAAGTTATAATAAACCTATTTTTTCTTTTAGGTTCATATTGAAAGGGCATTTTCATTAATAAATCAGCCATGTTTTCTAGTTTTTAGTGTTTTTATTTTTTATATAAATATTGTCTTATTTATTTTTTTGTATTTACTTTTTTTTAATTTCTAATATTTCTTATCTAGAAAGTTAATCAAATCTAGTTTTTTTACCTCCTTTAGTTAAATATAAATTAACTGGACTTTTTTCATATTCTTTCTTTAAAAATTCAGATGAGGCTTCAATATTTCTTGGGTCGTCATCAGAAAACCCTAAAGAAGTGTATTCCCCAACAAATTCTTCCACATCTTCCACCGGTTCAGACATTGCAACATCGTTTTTAAATTTTGGTGTCAGATCTGATAATTTTATATTAGGATTATTATCTAAAATAAACTGAACCAAGTTTTTTGCCTGTTCTCTACAATAAGATATAAATTGTTTTAATGCCTTATTTTTACCTTCTTCAGGAGACGTTGCACTACCACTACCATAAGAAACAGGGTGAAACTTACACATGTCCAAATATTGTTCTATAGTAGTACTCATTCTTGGTCTCATATTTTCGGTTAAACTTTCGTTTGCCAATAAATCATATCTTCTAAGACTTTCTTCTAATTTTTTTCTATTTAATCCATTCTTATCTGACATAATAAGATTGTAAACGGCCTCTTTTAATGTTTCAGGGTTATGTCCTCTAGCGGTAATAATTGCAAAAATAGAACCACCATTAATACACTCCACAAAATCATTCCATGCTGGACCAACAGGTGCCATCATACAATCCATTAAAAATCTTTTGTCCCCTTCTTCTCTAAAAAACCTAAAAGGGTTTTCTGCAAAATTTATAATTGTTGCACTCTTATATTTAAATGGTTCTTGTCCTATTTGTAATCTGTGTTCAGCAAAGTCTTCTGTAGACATTCCTATCTCATCATCGTTTTCAGATAATACCATAATTTTTGTTGGCATAAACATAATATTATCATCCCAGTCAAAAGCATAATATTTTAAATCAGGTCTAAGTGTGTCGTTATCTTCATCACCAATTAACCCCTCATTAAGTCTTTTTTTAATAACTTGATTATATATGTGTTTTCTTACATTCATATTTTTTTAAGTTTTGTCAAAATGTAGTCAAGTTGTTTTTCTGTAATAATTATGTTTTGTTTTTTTTCAGAAAAAGTCTTTTTTGAGTCACTTTCTAAATTCAAACTTTCTTTGATTAATTTTTTTTGTATTTTCATGATTTTTTATTTATAAATATATAATGGGGAATATTTCTACTCCCCACTCATTTTATTTTTTATTAAACGTCATCAAAAGATGCTCCCGTTGGTGTTATAACAAACTCAATGTCAATGTATTCTAACGCCCTAGTTGGTTTCAAGAAGATTTTACCTGTTAAAGTATTTGAATCTAAATCTTCAGGAGTATTAGAAACTGTAACTCTAAAGTCAATTAAACCTCTATCTCTTCTAATTGAATCCAAAATTGGATTTACAGAGTCAAGGAAGTCTTGTCTAACTTTATCGTCATTTTGTTCAAATAACAATCTTACCGCTACTGCTGAAATTAGTTTTCTTGCTTGTAGTAATAATCTTCTAACGTTGATTCTATCAAGTGCAGATTCTCTAATTTGTAAAGTTTTATTACCCCAAATTACTGTACCAACATCAGAGAAGGTTGCAATTGGGTTCAATCTTCCTTTATAAAGAGTGTCTCTATCATCTTGAGTTAACTTCTTACGTGCTTTAATTGCGTTTACTATACCACGAGTATAACCTGCCGATGCAAACCAAGGGAATGCGATGTTGTCAGTTAAAGCTAAATTTTTAGTAACCTCAGCAGTTGGTGGTAAATAAATTTGTGTATTATTAACACTGTCTCTAGTTAAAACCCATGGGTAGTACGTTGCGGTATAGTTAGAGTCAATTCCTGTTTCTTCTAAATTATCTACCGCCTGTTGAGGATAAATTAAACCTTCCTCTAAATCGTTGTAAGTTGGTAAAAATAAATCAAAGTCAGGTGTTGTACAAATATAAATTGAATCCGCTCTGTCAGTCTCAACCATATCAATTGCAAGTTCAACAAGATTTTGATTATTTACATAATCAATACCCGGAGTAGTAAATACGTTGATATTAACCGCTTCAGGATTTGCAAATGTTGATTGTCCCCATAAATACGCGTAGTAGTCGGTATTTGCCCAAGTTTCTTGGTTAGGTCCTGAAATTTGTTTAAACGCTCCCCATCCAGTTGCTGTTGGGTATGTAATTGATACTTCAGCTCCGTATTTATAACCTGATTGACCTAAAGCAAATGTATCTTCATTTGTCCTATAGTCTCTATAAATGTCCCATCCGTCAAATCCACCATAAGGCGCTACGGTAAATTTACGAGTATTTAATCTATAATAAGGGTTACTTGCGTCTGTAGGTTCACTATTGAAAGAACCAACACCAACCTCAAATGCTGCCGTTTGTCCTGTTGTTAATGAGTTATATTGTGTGATTACAGTTGCCCCACTATCCATGTGGAAACCTTTAGTCATATAACCCCACGCAATTCCTTCAGTGTCAGTACCAATGTTTACAGGAGCTCGTTTTCCTTTATATTCAAAGAAATCATAATCAATTCCTGTAATATTAGAAATTCCTAAGTATGCTCTTCTTGGGTTTTCACCGTTTGAAATAACTGGGTTATCTCCACCGTTAGATGATCCAAAAGGAGGGTTATAAATAACTTCACCTGGTTGTAAATATTTTGTTTTGTATACCATAAATGGTGGTGTCGCATTTGAATATTGTCTCATATTATATCCGTCAAAACCACAAGGAAGAGCATCTGTTGGTGCTTCATCACTCATTTCTAACATTATATATTTAGATTTAACTTGATATTCTCCATTTGCAGTACCAATTTTATTTGCAACATAGTTATTTTGGGTCGGGTCTAATGAACAGTTAGTGAAACTTTCAATTACTCTAACATTTTGATCAGTATCAAAGAAATCTCTAACAAATAAATCAAATGTTAAGTTATTGAATGACATGTTTGCTACCGATATTTTAACCAACCTGTTTGCCGCATTACCATCAGAAATTAATTTAGCCTTAAATAATTTATAAACTTTATTACCTCTTAGTTCAGAAACAAAATACGGAGTTTCTGGTGTTTGGAATTGCTCAAGATAAAATGCGATTGATTCTGTATCGTTTTGTCTTACACCACCTAAATCAATAAATTCGCTATAAAGTCCTCTGATTTTACCTGCCCTATACCCAGTTGTTAAAAGTGACGGGTAAGCTTCCTCAACAAATAAAGGAACTTCAGTTCTATCTTTACCAAAATTACTTCTACCAAATACTTTAGAAACATATTCCGAGTCTGTTGTTAACATTGATGTCTCAAAACTAAAATTATCTCCGTCTTGTGTAACCCCCGAAACTAAAAACGTATCAAACGGGTCTCTTGTTACTCCTGAATAATTACCTGTTGTAATTAATATCGCGTCTGTTTTTGCTGAAACTTCATATCTAG